GGGGTGCGCGAATCTCTATTGGTAAACCTGCCCCGAAAAAAATCTGCAAATGGCTCAACCCTCCCCCAAGAAAAAATCCCCAAATGGCGAAAGTGCTTGACAATCTCCCACCAAATGCTACAACACACCCATGAGCAGTCCTGTTTCATACGACCTTCAAGGTCAAGGTGGTGGTATCGCATTAAGTGCAAGCGGCAGCAATACAGCTGTCAATGTGCGTTGGGTACAATGTTTAACTGATTGTGTGTTTAATACTTTTAGCTCGTCGAACATAACAGATTCTGCGGATATTGCTGGTGTGACAATCCCTGCTGGTGTTGGCATTGGTGGTCGTATTGAGACTGTTGTGTTGACTAGCGGATTGGCTATTGCCTATTACCTTTAATGAGTCAGTTTGCACAGAGTGGTAGTGCGATGGACGAAGGGCAATCCTCTGATGGGGATGGTGGCTTCTTGAGTGTGAATCAGCGATTGCAGTTGAATCAGCTACAAGCTGGTGAGGTGCGCGAGTCGTTGAATGGTCGGATGGATGGTTACTGGAAGCCACGCAAAGGTGTGGTGGCAAGGACTGGATCTTTGACTAGCGGTGGGAGTCCATTAACGTTGCCATTCTTTCTGATTGATTCTGCGAAGAGCATTACTGCTGCTAGCGTAGCTGCTGGGGTGGTGACAATTACGATTACTGGTCATGGATTGACTGGCACGGCACTTGGGCGCATTGCTGGGTTAGCTGGCGATGTCGAGATGAATGGCGACTTTACGTTGACTGTGGCTGGTGCTGATACGTTGACGTATTCCGTGCCTGGACTTACGACCATTACAGATCAGACTGGCACACTGTCTACTACCCCAATCAATGATGCTGCCAATGTTGACGTTCAGGCATCATGCTTATTCAGTGATCCTAACTCGTCGAATACCGAAAGCGTGGTGCTGGCGTTGAACTCCAAGGCAATCTTGGTAGATTTGGATGACTACACAACGCAGGACATTGCATATCCTACAGGGCAATCTGTGTCTTCGGATGCAGATATGATACAAGCGTTTGATCGAGTGTTCTTGTTCCGTGATGGGGTGAGAGCATTTGAGTGGTTTCCTAATGGTCGGAAGGTTGTAAGTGCCAGCCAAGCTGGGTCTACGACAGTAACAATGAATGTCACAGATCACGGATTAACTGCTGGCGATACAATCGTGGTAAGCGGATTGACTGGTGGAACTCCTGCCAATGGAACATTTGTTGTGGCATCCGTTACTACAAAAGACACATTTACATTTGTGTTCACTACATCGCAAACAGTTACGTTTGGCGTAACCGACGCTGTGCTAGACACTGGCTTTACATTGGTTCCCGCTGGCGCATACACTCAACCACAGGTGTTCATTGTAACAGGCAGTGATGGATCTTCCTCTGGAGGAGTCATTAGCTTGGATGTTACAGGCAACACGACAATTGCTGCTGGCGATACAATCGTGGTGTATCAGACTACCGTGCCTGAGTTCAGTGCTATTTCAGGCAAGTCTTTTGAGGTGCTTAGTGCCACCTCTACGAACATTTCGTTTATTGCACCTGTTGGAGACGTTAACAACCTCAGCACTGATGAGATTGAAGTTGGTGGCAAGTTCAGCGTAGGTGCTGGGTTTATTCATCAACCTGCTCCGCCATGGGGTGTGTATTTCCAACGCAGATTGTGGGTGCCTTTTTACTATTCCCCTGGAGGAACATACAGTTCACCTACCTACACCAGTCGCGGCATCACCGATGAAATAGCCGTATCGGATATTTTAGACAGTCATACGTTCGACCAGATCGCCAATCAGTTCCGAATCACTGGAGGCACCGCGGATTCGCTTGTGGCGATGCACGGATTCTACGATGACAAGCTGGTTGTGCTGAATCGTAACAGTTTGCACTTGATTAGTGGCACAACTGGCAGTCTAAATGACACCAGAGTCACAGAATTGACCAAAGAAGTTGGGTGCTTGGCTCGCAGGAGCGTGGTCATGAAGGGTGCTGCAATGTTTTTCCTGTCCGATGATGGGGTTTATGCGGTTGAGTTCTTGAATGACTACAACCTTCGTGGTGCTGATGAGCCAATTTCTAAGAATATCCAACCGTACATCGACAGAATCAATAAAAATTTAGCCAGCGATGCGGTTGGAGTTCTTTTCAATAATCGATACTACCTTGCAGTAGCACTAGATACAGTAGCTGGAGCCAATAATGCCATCGGAAACAACACCATATTGGTGTTTAACTTCCTCAACAAGGGATGGGAGTCGATTGATACGTTTGGATCGAGCAATTTTATCATTGAAAATCTGATTGTTGGCAGCGCATCCGAGCGTAATAGCATTTATGCTGTCACATCTTCTGGTGGATTGCATGAATTGGAGGCTGTCGAGACATCCAATGATATTCTTGTGTCTGGAAACAGTATGACTAGCTTTCCAATCAACGCATCTTTGACAACTCGCGGGTATTCTTTCGGGAATCTTGACCGCAAGCGGTTTACCGATGGGCAAGTCACCATGCAATGCGTGGATGGTGGTTTAGGAGAGTATGATATTTCCTTTGCTGCCGAAGATCCTGATGACTTACAAGCCATTGGAACTACAACAATGTTCCTTGATGGTGTGGTTCTTGGCACAGGATCGCAGAATGAAGATGAAACTGGCAACATCCGCTTCCGACTTGGAGGCATCAGAGGGTATCTGGGAACCTTAACCTTGACACGGACTATCGGTTCCCCTAAGATCACATCAATTAGAGTCACTGGTTCTGTGACAAATCGACAAATCATTTCCCAAAAATAATATGGCAGGAGTAGTAGACACAACTCACACCTTTGCGACCAACGAGGTTATTACCAGTACGTTGATGAACAATATCATCGATGAGACATTCTTTACGAATGACGCCTTGGCAAACGGAACGCTGGCATTGAGTGCTGGTAAGATCAAGGTGGCGACATCAGGGATTACTTCCAATGAAATCGGAGCAAATGCTGTTACGGCAAATGCAATTCTTGATGGGACAATCACCAATGCAAAGATCAGTGCATCTGCTGCTATCTCTTTATCTAAGCTGGCTGTTGAGGCATTGCCCACTGGTATTACGGTAACTACGGCAAACATTCTTGACGACAGTGTTACTACTGCGAAGATTCTTGATGCCAATGTCACTGCTCCTAAATTAAGCGGAGCGCAGACTGGTTCCGCTCCTATCTATGGTGTTCGTGCTTGGGCTAACTTCAATGCACAGACAAACTCTGATGCGGCTGGCACATTCTCTCGTTCTGGGACTACTGTGACAATCACAGTTACTGGTCATGGATTGATTGCTGGCAATCTTGTCTTTATTGATTTCACAACTGGCACTGGGACTGTAGCTCCAGATGGGCTATATGAAGTTGCCAGTGTAACCGATGCAAACACCTTTACCGTCACAAGCGCAGCATCCGCCACTGGAACTGGGACGGTCGCGCTGAAAAGAAAAACCATTCGTGCAAGTGGGAACATCTCATGTATATCTGCTGCTGCTTCTAGTCCTGTTATTCCTCCGACTTCTTCATATTCTCCAGACAATGGGTATTATGTAGCCAACTTTTCCGTAGCTATGCCTAGTGTTGACTTCTCAATACTTGGAACTTGCAGCGAAACTGGTGCGTTTACTACCACATCTGGCAATGACATTCTGTCTGGTTCTCCATACAATGCTCAAAGCGCAAGGATTTTGACAATAAACATTGCTGGGTCTGCTACTGACAATCTTTACAATAGTATTTCCATTATTGGATGAATCCACACTTTGCAACTGCTCTAGACCTCTATGAATCAAATAACATTGACCTCCGAAACCTTGTTGGTTGGCACTTGTGCTATGGGATTGTTGTTTGTTCTCCTGGGGTCTTTGCCCTTGGCTTCCATTCCAAAAAAGATGATCCAGAGCAAGCTGTTCCATTCAATAAGTCGGATACGCTTTACGTCACAATATGTTGTGGTGACATGGAAGAAGGACTCAAGCCATTCAAAAACGATTACAAATACATTGCCTTCAGACGCGATTTCAAAGGATCAAGTCGCAACCGTCTACTAAGCATGGACAAATTCTACTCTAAACTACACTGATTATGGGATCGACACCAAAAGTACGCGCGCCAAAAATGGATATTGCCAAAGATATTCAGAGCTATGTCTCTGGAATGTCATCTGTTTTACCTCAGTTGTTTACGCAAGAGCAGCAATTCCGTCCTCAGTTCCAAGGGTTGAACCTTAGCGATATTCAGTCGTTTCTTAGTGGCACTGGTGGTCAGCAGGGTCTTTTCGGTCTAAGCGGTCAGGCAGCACAACAAGCTGGCATGGGTCTTGGTGAAGCTCGACAAGCAGAACTAGGTCAAATGACTGGTCAAGCAGGTTTAACTCGGGGATTGATGAACGCATTGTCTCCAGAGCAAGCTAGTGTTGTGCAGGGATTCAGCAATGAAGCTAACCGTGCATTGGCAGCATCTCAAAGAATTAGTCCAGAAGAGCAACGTGCTTATCAACAAACTGCGCGTGAAGCAGCAGGAGCAGCAGGTCGCCTTGGCAGTAATGCTGCGATTGCCTCTGAAGTTATGGGACGCGAAGATATGTTTGCTCGCAAACGTGCTGAAGCAGCACAGGCAGGGCAAAATGCTTACAATGTGGCTCAGGGATTCTACACTCAGCCTGGACTTGGTTTACTGAGTGCTGCACCATTATCGTATCAGCAAGGTCAGAACTTCATCCAGACTGGGCTTGGCGCGATTGGCGCAGGAACTCCGCAGTTGTTCGATCCTACTGTTGGATTGAACCTTGGTGCTGCTCAACGAGCCAATCAAGTAGCCGCCGCATCTGCTAATGCTCAGGCAAGCGCGGCAAAAACTGCTGGAATCCTTGGTGCAGTGGGAAGTATTGGCGGTGGATTTTTAGCTGGACGATAAATTTTAAGCGGCAACCTGCAAACTAATCAAATAATATGGCAACTTACGGAAGAGGACAAACGCTTGGATCAGGTATCAATCCTGAGTCGTTCAAACAAGATTACAGTGGATTTGCTCGCGCTGCTGAGATTCAAGCGCAGGGGATTGCTAATCTTGGGCAGAGCATTAGTGGTGCTGTTGGCGATTACTTCAAACTGCAAGGCGAAGATAAAAAGAAAGTCAAGCAAGCTGGGACTCAGATTGATGCTGCTCTCAAACTCTTCCCTGATCTTGCTCCCACACTTTCTTCAGTAAAAGATGAGCTTCGTGACGACAATATCCCGCTTAGAGATAGAGCAGCGCAAGCCGAGATTGTGGCTAACCTTATCAATATGGGGGTTAGCGATATGCGTGAACGATCAAATCAAAGTATTGAACAACAAAAACTTATTCAAGATGCTGCATACAAAGAAGCGCAACTTGATATTTCCCGACAAAACGCTGCTTCAAGAGCAGCAACTGCTGCAGCAACAAGAGGCAGTGCGCCAGCAACTTTGGAAATTCCAGTCGAGGGAGGCACGCAAAGAGTTCAATGGGATCAAGCAACGCAAACGTATGTGCCTATTAGGGTTTCTGGCGTTAACGCAACAAACACTGCTGCAACAAATTTAAACCTTACTGATCTTGTTAAAGGATTCGAAGGATTTAACCCGCAAGCATACGGTGACTACAAGCAAACAAGTGTTGGGTATGGAACAAAAGGCAAGCCTGGAGAAGTTCTAACGGAGCAGCAAGCAACTGAAAGGTTGAACTCTGAGCTTGCCCTCCATGCCAAAAGAATTGAAGAGGCAGCAAAACTAAAAGGTGTTTCATTAAATCCAAATCAATTTAACGCTCTTGCTTCTTTTGACTTTAATACAGGAAAAGGCGCAGATCTGATTCAACGTTTTGGAGATAAGCCGCAAGAGTTAGCAAGCAAGATGCTTGAGTATACCAAAGCTGGTGGAGAAGAGCTTCCTGGTCTTGTTAAGCGTAGACAGATAGAGGCTGCTTTGTTCTTGTCACAACCCGACCAACAACAAGCTCGACCTCAAGAAGTCACATCAAAAATGATGCCTGGGTTTAAGCCAGATGAGCCTAAAGGGCAAACACTAGATGTCCAAGAATTTCTGAAGCTAAGAGACATGGGAGTTCAGGTTAGCGGAGAACTAGGCAAAGACGGCAAAGTTGTTGTTACGAATGTATCTGCTGCTCCAACAACAGAAGATCCAATCACAAGAAATAGAAAACTCCACAAAGAGGCTTATGACCTGTATAAAAAAGGCGATAGGCAAATGGCACTCTACACGCTTCGAGCTTTAGGTGCAGAAGATCTTTATGGTGATTTGACAGACGCAACATTGGATGAATACTTCAAGCAAGTTGGTTCTGATCTTCCATCAGATGATCCTGAAGTTCTCCCCCCAGTTCCAGATCAGGCACCTGTTCCAGCACCTGCTCCGACAACCGCTCCACCGACTACGCCTAAAACAAAAAGATCCCTTGAAGAAATTGCTCCAACTCGCAAACAATAATTATGCCTGAACTCACAAGAGATATTTTGAATGATGCTCGAATCGAAGGTTACACTAATGATGAAATCATAGCTCATGTTACAAAAGATCGTCCTGATATTCTAGATGCGCTAGAAGAAGGTTATTCTCTTGAAGAGATTGCGGATCATTTTAGCAAGAATGCTCCGACTAAGCCAGAAGCAGAAAAGCAAGAAGATCCAAGTTTGGGTCGTGTCGCTGCTGGTTTAGCTGCCGACATTGCTGTAGCGGAAGGTGCTAAATACGCTGGAGCAGGTGCTGGGGCAGCTTTAGGTTCAGCTGGATTTTCTCTTGGACCTGTAGGAGTAGTTACCGTTCCCGCTGGAGCAGCGGCAGGATATGTAACAGGAGCATTGGGAGGTGGATGGACTGGCTCTATTCTTGCCCAAAAGATTGAAGGAGCAAAAGAAATCAATTACGGCAGAGCTACTGTCGATACGCTTTTGAATCTTATCCCAGCAGTTAAAGTTGGCAAGGCAGGTGGCAAGTTGCTCAAAGCATCAACAGCACTTGCGAAACGCCCTATTAGAACTGGCATGGCTCTTGGAGCAGTAGCAACCCCAACATACATGGCAGTTGATGAAATCCAAGACAGAAAAGACTACACGCTTGAGGACTACTTGAAAGCGACTGGAACAAGCATGGCTTTAGGTGCTGGTCTTGGTCTTGCCGAAAGGAAGCTGACTAATGGGATATTGAAGATCAGGAACAAAACTCCAGATGAAATCAATCAACTGATTGCTAAGGGAGATCCAACAACCATTGAGCTAGTTGACACATTAACCGCTGGAGTCACTCCTCAAGATGTAAAGATGGCACCAGCAAGCGTTGCTGAATACATTCAAGGCATGATGAAAGGTGGCGCTGCAACTGTGGCTCCTAGCCGAGTCCTTGGATACGATGCTACAACCGCTGCTAAAAAAGCTCAGTCATCAATCGAAGCAGTTCAAGGCACAGCGGGAAATGTTGGCAAGCAGATTGATGACTACCTTGCAAAGAATCCTCAATATCGTGATGATGCAATAGCCGTTCTTGATGGGGAATCTCGCCCCAATCTTCCTGCTGAGTTGCTTGACAATCTTCTGTATGGAAGAAACAAGATCAGAACTGAGCAGCAGAGGATGATCAACATGCACAATTCTGGCGAGAAGATACTTCCAAATGACAGGGCAGAATTAATTGAGGACAGTCTGAATCGTGGAGATTATTTGACCAGAGCTTATAGATTTTTCCAAGACCCAAACTATAAGCCATCAAAAGAAAAGTATGACGCACTAAAGAATAGTCTTGTTGCGGATGGCATGGATGAAGCTAACGCAAATAAATACTTGGCAGAGCTTCAGGCTAAAATGAAAGGCAATCCAGAAGACTTTTCTAATTTCATGCGAGGTCCTGGAACTCCGAATGTATTGAAGAAAAGAAAAGATGTTTCTCCAGAATTAGAGGATTTTCTTGGTCTGATAAAAGAGCCTGGGCAGAGAGTTGGCACCACTATGTCCATCCTGAACAGGATGAACGAATATGCCGAAGCTGATGCGAAAATTGCAAAAGCTCTATTCGACTCTGGAGCAGCAGTCAAAGCTGCCAATGTAACACAAGGTCTTCAACCATTAAAGCTAAAGCGTGGGAACGCAATGCTTAATGGTGAGGAGTTATACGTTGATCCAGCAGTTCAAACAGCAATCAATAAGATTTATGCTGGAGGAATAGATGAGCAACTCAATCTTATATCCAAGCGTACGATGCAAGACATTTATGAGACTGCTGTATCTGGACTCAAGTCAGCTAAAGTTCTTGGAAACCTTTCATCGTATTTAATTCAGGCACCTAGCAACCTTGCCATTACTCTTGCAGCAGGAATGAACCCATTCCTAGGTCTTGGCAATGCAGTCAGAATGTCTCTTGCAACTCTTGCTGGCACAAAAGCTGGAAGTCTTCCAATAATTAAAAAGGTTGCAAATCAAGCTCCTCCATTAACCATGGAGAAATTTGAAGACCTAAGAAAACGTGGGATGATAACTGGCAATGTTGAATTTGAAGATCTTAAAGCTGGATTGCAAGGCAAACGTTTAGGTAGAGCATTTCAAAAAGTGACGGATGTTCCTGGTCGAGTTTACAGTTTGTTAGACAATATGTCTAGAATCGTTAACTACGAAAATAACTCTTATTTTCTGAAGACAACAATGCCAACTGCGACTGAAGAGCAGATTAAAGAAATGGCAGCAAGGATGACAACAAAGTCATATCCAAATTACGAGTCTGTAAGCCCTGAGCTAAAAGCACTTTCCAGAGCAGGTGTCATGCCGCAGTTTATAACATACTCTCTTGAGTTTGTAAGAAGCCAACTTGGACAAGCAAAGCTCATTAAGCAAATGGCAGATGGCACTCTTCCTGCAAAACTTGGAGATGAGTTCAAGAATATCCCAGTCAATTCAAAAGCAATGAAAAAAGAGGCAGCAAAACGTCTTGCTGCTATGACTACTGCATATGCCGCTGCCACATACGGCATCAATCAATTCAATCGAAACACGTTCACCGAAGAACAGGAAAGAGCTTATCGAGATACTGTTGCGGCAGATTTTGAGAGGGACAAACCTCTTTTGCTTTACAAGAAAAAAGATGGTTCAATTGGATCAATCAACACTGCTTACTATCTTCCTCAAACTATTCCAGCAAACTTAGTAATGTCTATTTTGAGGGGTGAAGACGTAGATGAAGGAACAGACAATCTGCTTAAACTACTCGGGTCCGAGCTTGTTGGTGAGGGGTCATTCGCTGCTCAAGGATTAAGTTCTTTGGTTTCTGGGAGAGATTTTAAAACTGGAGACTTGGTGTCTAACGATCCTAATGTCGTTGGCAATAGACTTGATCGACTTGCGGATTTCGGCAAAGAGTTTGTTCCAACAACGATCACGACCATGCAGAAGCCTGGCAAGACTATGCAGGAAAAGCTAACGCGCCAAGCTGGTATTCGTGAAGAAACAAGAACAATCCCTGAAGGGTTTGGATTCAAAGCAAGAGGAATCCACGAAGCTCTTGGAAACATTAAGTCAACTATGTCTGGGCATGAATACAAACTTAGAGATGGGAAAATATCTCAAGAAGAATACAACGCTCTAATTGCCAATGAGCAAAATAACTATGCTGGTAATATGCAGAAAATGTTGGAGCATGTAAAAAACTTGCGCACTCTTGGTGAGACTGATGAAACTATTGTTCCAATGCTTCAAAAAGCTAAGTTCTCAAGCATTGACACATTGAATTTGCTTGAAGGTAAGATCGAGCCATACAATCCAGTCAAAGAAAAAACTGCATCTGAGGTGCTGGATGAATTGGTTGGAGCAAATGATTCTGAAACCCAAAACAACATCAGAGGTCTTGTGAAGAAAGATCCAATTATGGGGAACAAGGTTCTTGCTGCATACAAAGAAAGAGCAAGAACTAAGGGTATTTTTCTAACTCCAAAAGAAACCCTTCTAGCTGGATTGCCAACAAACGAAAAAGTGGAAAGGGTTTTCCCGCAAATCCAAACAAGCAGCAATCCCGATGGTGAGATTAGAAGGCTATTCAAGAAAAAAATCTTGACTGAAACCGATGTAAAAGCCATTGAGATCAGGAGGAAATTGGGTTCAAATTGAACTCAGTTCCGCGATTAGCGACACAACCTATGAGCGAAGAACAACTCCAGAAACTAAAAGAAAACTACTACGACGAACGTGCGGATAAAGCCGAATGGTTCTTGGAGGTAAGGGAACGCGCAAAGTCCCTACCTCGCAATAACATCGAACACTACGCTCCAAACAAGGCGGCGTTAGTGCTGTATTTGCTGGCACAAGGAGCGAGAATCAGCGAGATCCAGAAGAAGACTGGAGTTGGTCGTGATATTATTCGCTCGCTGGAGTGGAGGCATAACGATACCCTAGAGACGAAACGCAAGGAGTTCTCCATGCGTTACGCCATTGCAGCGCAGGAATATACCGACCTATTGTTTGAGCGAGCCAATCAACTCTTCGATGACCCAGATAGTCTTGCCAAAATCTCTCCTGAGAAGCTAGCAATCACTGTTGGCATCCTAACCGACAAAGCCGCCCAACTTACTGGCATGGCAACCACTGTTGTCGAACACCGCAAGGGAGCTAGCTTAGATGACGCAATGAAGCTCATCAATGAAGCCAAGTCTCGCATTGCCAAAGGGAAAGTAGTTGACGCTGAAGTTGTATGATTTGGAGAAAGCACCAGATACTGACTCCCCCAACCGATGAGGAGTTGATCCAGATGACGCCCGAGGAGGTGCTATCGCTGCACAAAGTCTACCACGAAGCTATTGAGAATGCGGAGAAAGACCCATATCAGTATGGCTTCCGTTTGCCTCACTGGCAGAAAGCAGAGGAACAACTACATGAGGTCAATGAGATACTAGCCTTAGGAGGTAACCGCAGCGGCAAGACCCAATGGGGAGCATTCTCCGTTGTCCGTGCTGCCGTGGAGAATCCAAACTCTGAGATATTCTGCTTCGCTCAAACATCCGAGGTGTCAATCCGCCAGCAGCAAAGTGCCGTCTGGTCATGGCTACCAGAGTATCTTAAGACCAAGTTCACTAGCTCCAATGCTTACATTTCCTACAAGAAGAAGACAGGATTCACCGACTCCTCGCTGATTCTTCCCAATGGGTCACAGATCATCTTCAAGACCTACTCGCAGTATCAGAATAACCCAACGATTCTGGAGGGTGCCGAGCTTGGTTCACGCAATCCAGTATGGCATAACATCGGAGTCTGGTTAGATGAATACCTGCTTGGTGTCGAGCTTATCAACACGCTCCGATTCCGTCTTGCTACGCGCAACTCTAAGATGTTGGTGACGTTCACTCCCATCGATGGATGGACAGATGTTATTAAAGAGTATCTAGATGGAGCAACCACCATCGAAAGTCGTGCCGCAGAACTACTGAATGGAGAATTAGTCCCGTACGTCCAGAGGTCGAAGAAGCTCAATGCCTCTGTGCATTACTTTCACTCGCAGGACAATGCCTTTGGTGGCTATGAACGCATTAAGGAAACGCTGCAAGGCAGGACAAGGGAAGAGATTCTCATTCGCGCATACGGTGTGCCAATGAAGTCCCATGCCACCAAGTTCCCGAAATTCAACAAGGTGGTGAACGTAGTCGATCCAGAGAAGATTCCCACCACAAACGTCACCAGATACCATATCATCGACCCTGCTGGATCAAAGAACTGGTTCATGTGCTGGATTGCCGTGGACGAAACTGGCACGATGTGGGTGTATCGTGAATGGCCTGGAGTCGATGTGGGTGACTGGGCTGAGTGGCGAGGTGGGAAATGGGTGCCTGGAGATGGTGCCAAAGGGCAAGGCTACGGCATCCGAGACTACGTTGACCTCATCCAAGAAATGGAAGGCGATGAGGAGATATTCGAGCGTCTGATCGACCCGCGCCTAGGTGCTGCCAAGTATCAAGTGCAGGATGGATCGTCATCGATTATCGAGGATTTGAACGACATTGGCATGGTTTGCATCCCTGCTCCTGGGCTAGACATTGATGACGGTCTGCAAGCATTGATCGGGAAAATGGCATGGGACACAACTAAGCCGTTGGATTCCGTCAATCGCCCCCACTTCTACGTCAGTTCCGAGTGCGAGAACATCATCCAAGCATTGTCGGAATACACTGGCGATGGAGGTCTAAAGGAAGCATGGAAAGATCCTATCGATGTTCTGCGCTATGCCGCAATTTCAGGAATAGATCATGTTGACAATTCCGTCAGTTTTGTTACAACTCAGGGAGGCGGAGGTTACTAATATGCCAGCAAAGAAAGAAGCAAAAAAACGTGGTCGCCCAGCAAGGATCGTGGACGAGGTTGTCGTAGACATCTTGGAAGCACCCTTGAAGGCGAGGATTATCGGTTCTTGTCCTAATCCATCGTGGGCAAGAGCTAGGATCGACGGATTCAACGTCAACATTAAATGTCCAGTCAACATATCAAAACGCTTGATTGGCAAGGAAGTTGATGTTATTCTCGTCAAATCCGACCCTGAAGATTATTACCAGTATTTAGCATGAATGAAGTCCAAGAACTAGAAGACGAATCTCTTATCTATGTGGATAAGAAGCCAGACATTAATGCTTTGGCGGATGCCTACGATACCTGTCTGGTGGATCTGGACTACTATTTCGAGTCGTGCTTGCGCTCATACAATGACCGTCGAAACATCTGGGATGGCAAGTCCGATGACCTTCGCAAGAATGGTGCAAACGCATTTCCATGGCAAGGCGCATCCGACCAAGAAGTGAACGTGGTTGGTGAGCGCATCGACATGTATGTCGCACTGTTCGACCAAGCATTGTCTCGCTCGCATATCAAGGCGTTTCCTACGTCAATGGCGGCTATGCCCAAGGCAGCAGTTGTTTCTGGCTTCCTGAAATGGATGCGCTCAACCTACATTCCTGACTTCAAGCGTCAAATGGAACTAGGTGGCAACTACCTCATGGAGAAGGGCATTATGGTATCCTACGTTGGCTGGAACCGCGAGAAGCGCACCTACCTGCAAAGTGTAAGCCTAGAGCAAATCGCCCAAGCATCACCCGACCTTGCCGAGATGATTCTTAGTGAGCAAGACGATGAGATGCTGATTGATATGCTTCAGCAGTCGTTCCCCGATCTCTCCACCAAACGTGCGAAGAAAGCAATCAAAGACCTGCGTAACATGGGTGTGGCAGAGATTCCGCTTTCCCGCCAAACAGTGGACTGCCCTGTAGTCTATGCTTGCGCTCCCGATGGCGAGGTGATGTTCCCCTCCTACATCTCAGATCCTCAACGCGCACCATACATGTTCTGGCGAACATTCCTTACGGCTCAGGAACTTGAGAAGAAGGTGACAAACGAAGGGTGGGATCGGAAGTGGGTGGACAATGCCATTGAAACACTTCGCGGCAAAGACTCCATGTATCTCGATGGTGAGAAGGTTAAAACCCAGACTCGCCTACCGATCACCGACGACAACGACCTTGTTATGGTGGTTTACGCCTACCAACGTCTGATCGACGAAGAAGATGGTTCCGAGGGCATCTACTGCACCGTGTTCCATCCGCAGACCGATGGTTACGCCAAGCATGAGCTACTGAATGGCTACGACGACTACCCATTCGTGGTGACTCGCCTAGCTAACGACCAGAAGCGCATGTATGAGGTGCAGACCTTCTCTGACATCCTCCGTGGTCCACAGATGCAGATTAAGACGGAGCGCGACAGTCGCATCGACCGTGCTTCCTTGGCTACCCTGCCACCGATCATGCACCCTGCTGGTCGTCCACCTTCGGACTGGGGTCCTGGTCGTCGAGTCCCCTATCGTCGCCTAGGCGAAATCGCCTTTGGTCCAATCCCGCCACGCGATGATGGATCTGTCGAAAGCGAGATGTCCATGCGCGCACAAGCCGACCGTGCTGTTGGTCTGGATCTTCAGAATCCACTCTCCGCTGCACGGCAACAATACTTTATCGGAAAGTTCCTCGACCACGTTAAAGACGTTCTCACGATGGCATGGAAGCTGTATCAGCGCATGGGACCAGACGAAGTGTTCTTCCAAGTCACTGGTAATCCCAATCCTCAAGTGATGACCAAGGGCAGCCCCGACGAAGACTTCTCCATTATGGTATCATTTGATTCCTTGTCGAGTGATCCAGAGACGGCAGAGACGCAGTTGAAGAACATGGTGTCTCTCACCCAGCTTGACCGCAACGGCATCCTTGACATTAACAAGATCCTTGAGTTTGCCGCATCGTCGATCAATCCAATCTTTGCTGACTATGTTCTTCAACCTGTGGAGGAAGCGCAACAGAAAGTGGCTAAGAACGTCACGGATGACCTTGCTAAGATCTTCTCTGGCATCGAAGTCCCTGCTCAACCAAATGGCGCACAGATCGCAATGCAGATGGTGCAAGCCTACGTTCAGCAGCCTGATGTGGCAGCGAGAGCGCAGTCCGATGAGGCATTTGCAACACGTTTGCAGAAATACATGTCCCAGTATCAGTTCCAATTGCAGCAAGCACAGAACGCTGAGATTGGTCGGATCGGTACAGCACCTGCACAGATGGGCGGCGTAACAACTCAAGGAATCCAACAATGAGAAAGAAGTCCACAGTCAATGCAGCAGGGAACTACACCAAGCCCACCATGAGGAAAGCATTGTTTAAAAAGATCAAAGCTGGAACCAAAGGTGGTGATCCTGGAGAGTGGAGCGGAAGAAAAGCACAACTCCTTGCTAAAGAGTATAAGAAGAAAGGCGGCGGCTACCGATGAAACCATCTCAGCAATCACTGAAGAACTGGACTGCCCAAAATTGGCGAACCTTCGATGGCGAGCCTAGCAAGGGCAAGAAACGCTATCTGCCAGACGCTGCATGGAGTTCGTTGACTCCCGCTGAGAAAGCTGCTACGAATCGCGCTAAAGCTAAGGGCAATGCCCAAGGCAAGCAGTTTGTAAAGCAACCTAAGAAGATTGCCAAGAAAACATCCGCATACCGATAATGGAAAAAAGATTTAAGAAAGTAATCACCAACCCAGCTACTGGTCGCAAGAAGACCATCAAGTATGGGCAAGCAGGTAAAGCCGCAGACGGTGGTGATCGGATTCGCCCTGGAACTGCCAAGGGCGATGCTTACTGTGCGAGATCCGCGAAGATCAAAGGTGACTGGAAGTCCGATCCAAACTCTCCAAACAATCTGTCGAGACGCAAGTGGAAATGTCGTGGCAGCAAATCAATGAAATAATCCATGAAAAAACCAAAGACAAAAGCTGCAAAGCAAGCTAAGGTAAAGAAGGTGATGGGCGAATACAAGTCTGGAACGCTG